TTATGGATTAGCGTCTACTCAGGGGTGTGAGTTAACGCGAGTAGCATTAGCCAAACACGAAACACCTGTATCAAGAATCCTTGCCATCGCTTTTAAGTTTTTGCGTTCAAACTGCCCACGATTAAAAATCGTCATATCCTACGCTGATCCAAACAACGGCCATCATGGTGGCATCTACCAGGCAGGAAACTGGATCTATTCAGGAAAATCGTCGTCAGACGTTCAATACTTAGCACCTGACGGCAAAGTGTGGCATAGCCGAATGGTGAGCGAGCGTGGCTACCAAAAAGTATACGGGCAAAAAAGGGCAGTTTGGAAAAAGTCACAATGCAAGGCCATCAAGTTAGAAGGCAAACACAGATACCTGATGCCGATTGATGATGAGATGAGAAAGCAGATCGCCCATCTCGCCAAGCCCTATCCCAAACGCGTCATAAGTGCAGCCAGCGGCACGCATGGCAACCAGCCATGAAGGGGCGGTGCAACTCCGACCATGACGCTTTCAAGACATCACTGAAGCAGTGAGCCGAGCAGTGAGCGATTAACTTGTGCCCAATCCTGAAAACCTCAAGCCGTTCAAGCCCGGACAATCGGGCAATCCCGGCGGCTACAGCAAGGGCCGCCGGCAGATCGACGATATCCGCGACCTGATCGAAGAGATGGGCTTGACTCGCAAGATCAGCGGCGTCTTTATGCGGAAAGTGCTTGAAGGTGATCCGAGATTCATGCAAATGTTTCTGGATCGGCACGATGGCAATCCGACCGAAGCCAAGAAAGACGCATCGCCGGCCAGCGAGCTAGAGACAAACACAAGAGACATTCTCCAAGAGATTCGATCACCTGAGCCCGCACCGACTCAAAGCAAAGCAGACGCTCAAGAAACTGGCCGCAAGCTGGGGCGTAAACGTCGCTGATTGTGCAGCCTGTTCTGGCCATTCGGCACCGCTCGATTTCCTTTCAGCCTGGATCATTGATCGGCCGTCGCTCAGTCTGGTGCATGGCCCGCGTGGTGGCGGTAAGTCGTTCTTGCGGGCACTCACGACGCATTACGATTCGATTCTCTACCCACAGCATTCCACGCGAATCCTTGGCGGTTCGCTCGCTCAATCGAAGCAGGTTTACAATGCTCTGAAGATGTTTGAGGCGAAAGCCCCGGACATGTTCCGCATGTTCGCCAGCGAGCGTGCCACGTACACCAATGGCAGCGACGTGGAGATTCTGGCGGCCTCGTCCAAGAGCGTACGCGGGCCGCACGTGCCCACGCTGGCACTGGATGAAGTGGATGAGATCGACACCGATCTCCGTGAAGCCGCGATGGGCATGAGCATGAGCCAGCCCGGCGTCCGTGGCATGGTCTCGATGACCAGCACATGGCACAAAGTCGGCGGCCCGATGGCGAATCTCGTGGAAATGGCCGAAGCCGGTGCGTTTCCGATCTGGCGATTCTGTGCGTTTGAAGTGCTGGAGACCTGCCCGGAAGAACGCAGCGGCAAACATTTGGAAAACTGCCCCGCGTGCCCGCTCGTTCAATGGTGCCATGACACGGCTGACGGCCGGCCCAAAGCGAAGCGATCAGCGGGGCATTACACAATCGACAGCCTCATTCAAAAGGTGCAAGCGACATCACGCCGCACCTTTGAGGCTGATTACCTCTGCATGGGCCCGAAGTCTGAAGGGCTCTGGTTCACGGAATTCAATGATGCGAACGTCTCGCTTGATGCCGTTTATGATCCTCGCCTTGAGTTGCACCTGGCTATCGACCCCGGCGTGGTCACAGGTGCCGTGTTCTTTCAAGTGCTCAAGCAACCTGATCCATACTCAGGCCAGGATCGGCATGAGGTGCGAGTCATCGGTGACTACCTATGCGAAGGCAAGGCCGCTGAGCAAGTCGCCATCGAAGTGCGTGAGATTGCCCGCAGCCGTTTTGCCGACACCATCCATCGGTTCACAATGGACTCAGCCGGTTCAGCCCGTACTGCTGCCGGCCCGCGTGTCACCGAACTTTACGCCGTTGGGGGACTTCGCAATCCCGCCTACTGGCCCAAGTACGCTGGTAGCGTGGCCGATCAACTCACCTTGCTGGAATCGCTCGTGCGGGCAGCCGACGAACGCCGTTCGATTCTGATCCACCCATCGTGCAAGGCCACGATTCAGGCGTTCCAGAACTATCGACGGGCGAAGCGTGGCGGGCAATGGCAAGACTATCCTGAAGATCCGCAGCACCCGCATGAAGACCTGATGGACGCTTTACGTGGTGGCATTGCTGCTGCTCTGCCCCGTGGCCGCGATGCGATACCGACCGGCCTGAGACGCGCACCGGGAGCGATGCTGACATGATTGAAGCGATTGGATTTGCGGTGGCGTGCGTGATCGGCGGGCTGATTGCATCGGCTGGCCTGATGTGGATCTGTGAACGGCATTCTTCAGTTGGGGAAGACGATTGAAGGTTCTCGACGCGAAGGCATCACAAGATCTGGTAAAACGCCAGCATCCTGAGTATCACGAATTTGCCAATCTTTGGCGGCGAATTCAGGATTCTCTGGAAGGCGGGGACCGCTATCGGTTCGCGTCTTACGGCGTTGATCCGCGTGATCCGCAGCGGATGATTCACAATCTCACCCGCCACAAGAAAGAATACCCGCCACCAAGACGGAGTTATGAACCTGGCTACGCTGATAATGATTTTCACCGCGTTGGCTCTGATTCCTTTGAGCGTGCGGCTGAAGATAGCTATAAGATGCGGCAAGCCCGCACGCCCGTGCCGCGGTTCATGCACGACGCAATCGCCAAGCACCTGAGCCGCATCTACGCCAACCCGATCCACCGTGAAGCCCCTGAATCCTTGATGGAATTCTGGGAAGACGTGGATGGACTTGGAAACAGCATCGACGAATGGTTGACCGAGTGCGTGGCTGAGATGTTTCTGGGCTTGGGCCAGATCGACATTCTCTTCGATCACCCGATGCCGCCCGGCAATGTGCCCGTGCAGACTCAGGCCGATGTTTCGCGGCTTGGGCTGGACCGGTGCATCGCCACCGTGATCTTGCCTGAGAATCTCACGTGGTGGCGCAAGGATGCTGGATCTGAATATGTCGAATGCCTGATTAAAGAACATCGAGCCAACGAACGCGGCGACACTGAGCACGTCTTCCGGCACTGGGATGCTGAAGGCTCCGTGTTGTACGCTGCCGATGGCAAGCCGCTTAGCGATGTGATTCTGCACCCTTACGGCCGCGTGCCGGTGGTGCGGATCTTCGACCGTAGGCGAGCCCGGTGCCGCAACGTGGGCCTGAGCCGCTACGAAGGCGTGCTGGAAGCCGAGCGTGAATATTACAACCAGGATTCAGAACTGATCCTGAGTAACACGCTGCAAGCTCATCCCACGCTGCAAGGGCCGATGCAATCGTTCCAGCAAGGCAATGAGATTGAAGTGGGCCCGGGCGGCGTCCTGCCGATCTACACGGATCCCAGCGTGGGCAGCATCCCGTGGTCATTCGTTGATCCACCCAAGGATGCCGCTCGATTCATCGCTGAATCGAAAGCTGATCTTGCTGACCGCGTGGACCGCATGACGTGCCAGACGAAGCCGGCCGGCTCCAGCAAGTCGGGCGGTTCGGGCTCAAGCACCGTCAGCCAAAGCGGATTCAGCAAAGAGCTAGACCAGCGTGACGGCAATGACCTGCTTGCCAAGGTGGCTCGCTCGCTTCGTAAGCTCGAAATCACCGTGGCCGAATACGCCATGATGGTCTTGACCGATGGCACGTTTCAGCCATCGCAAGAAGCCAGCGAACATCAGATTGAGATTACCTATCCAGGCGGTTTCAACCTGCTGAGTGCTGAAGAGCTGGCCACGCTAGGAGCAGAGATTCAGACGTTCGTTTCAGCGGCCGGTGACCTGCCTACGTTTGAAACGGAATTGCTCTGCGCCATGCAACGTGCTGCATTGCCCGGGCTTGATCCGAAGATCATGGACGCGATTGAAGATGAAGCCGAACTCGCTATCCAGCGGGCAGCGGCATCGAAGTCACAAGCCCGTGAAGCCGGAATCGCTGGGCTCACGGCGTTAGCAGGAACAAACGGCGAAGTCGAAGGTGAAGGGCAGATCAAAGCCGAAGGCACCGAGAAGAACGAGGTGCCAGAAGACCCGATCCAAACACCGCCCGCACCGTCATACGTTGGCCCTCAGTGAGAGAGTTTGAATGTTTTTATCCCACCTTAAGACGCGATTGCTGAATCCTGACGCTGCCCAGACCGCTGGAGCACCAGCACCCGCCAACACGGCACCAGCACCGCCACCACCGCCTGGCTACATGCCCACGCCGAATCAGGCTGCACAAGGTGCCGCCTACGCTCAGCAGTATCAAGCACCGCCAAGCTATCAGCCACCGCCAGCCGCACCTCCTACGCCGCCTCCAGTGGTTCCAGCAACGCCCGCACCGGTTCAAGTGGCACCGGAAGAACTGGCACGGCTCTACACCGTGCAGAAGCAATATGAAGAGTTTCAGCGGAATCAGGCTGAATCCGCTCGCCAGGCTGAAGCCGCCCGCCTGATGGCCGAAGCCGAGAAAGGCAAGGTTCAAGAGGCGTTCCAGGAATTCCAACGCAAGGCACAGGCTGAAGCTGAACAGCTTCGCAACACTCTCCAGGCCGGTGAACTCGGTCGAGTCGTGGCCGAAGCCGTGGCCGGCATCACGTTCGCCAGTGATGAAGCCCGCAAAGATGCCATGCTTGTGCTTCGTGCTCAAGTGAACGCTACTATGGACCCGACTACCGGCTCCGTGCTGGTGCGTGACCTTAGCGGCCGGCCTGCAATCGAAGCTTTGCGTGAATTGGTGACATCGCCCCGCTTCGCTCATTACCGGGCACCCAGCACGCAGGGCGGCACCGCTGGCCAAGCTTATCAGGCTCGACCCGCTGCACCGCAGGCCGCACCGTACCAGCAGAACAGTCACGCCGACATCGTGAATCAGATACGTGCCGCTCGTGGCCTGCCACCGCTCGATCCTGCCGCAATGGGAAGCCAGGGGCCGGCACCAACGCCAGCACCGCAGCAGACTTCGCCCAGCGGCCTAGTCTGGCGTGGTTGAAAACAATTGAGCCAGAGTCATCGGTGACAACCGGCGATGGATCGGGGTTTCTCGGTCGTTCTGGCTCAAGTGAACTGTTAGCTCAGCAGCAGAGCAACGGACTAATAACCCGTAGGTTGATGGTGCAAGTCCATCACGGTTCATTTCAACTGTTAGAAAATTTCAAAGAGTTCGATTCAACTATCC